GGCTACGCCGCCACCGAGCGGCCACGCAACTGGGTCGCCGGCAAGCTGGGGTTAGGCGAGAAAGCGCCGCTTGAGCCGGCCACGTTCAACCCTGGCGGCTTGCGCCCCGGTGAGCGTGCGCCACTGCAACCGGGCGCGCCGGGGGCCAACCCGCAAGCGATGATTCCCGACCCGGCCACCGGGGTGCCGTCGGCGAGTGCCAACCCGCCGAACTTCAACACGCCGCCGCCGGCTGCTGCGGCGCCGGCGCCGAACCCGTCGCCGGCAACGCCGCCGCTGTCGCCGGCAACGCCGCCGCCGTCGCCCAGTGCCAACCCGCCGAACTTCAACGCGCCGCCGGGTGCACCACCGCCGGCGCCGAACCCGGCGCCGAGCATGGCCACTCGTGTCACCAACAACTTGCAGCAGGCCAGCCCAGGCGGTAACGGCCTGCGAGCGCTTGAGGGGACAATGACGCCGCGAGAGCTGTATGACCTCGGGATCGACATCAGCCCGGCACAGGCCAAACTCCTGACCGCCAAGGCCGGCACCAATGAGCCATATGCGGCGCACGCTGACCTGCGCAAAGAACAGTTGCTGATGTCCGGGAAAACCCCCGAGGCGGACGCCCGGCGCATGCTCGACTATCAGCAGCAGCAGGCCGCCACCAACTACATCACCCGCGAACTCGACTTGCCGGAGGGTGTGTTCCTGACCGATCACGTCTTGGCGGACACCATTCAGAATGTCGGGACACGGATGGATGAAATCGCCGGGGAAATGGGCACCATGCCGCTGACTCAGCAGGTGCGTGACGAGTTCAACGACATCCTGCGCGAAACCACCGGTTCACACCGTGGCCAGCTCGACGGGTTCATCACCGAGATTGAGCAGAAGGTGCAGAACAATGGCGGGGTGTTGACCGGTGATGACTGGGCGGAAATGCGTACCAAGATTGGCCGCATGATCGAGGCCGGCACACGCCAAGGCCAGATCGGCAAAGTGTCGGATGCCAGCGCGCTCATGGACACCATGACTGACCTGATGGAGTCGGGTCTACCTGACGCTTCAAGGGCCGAGCTAGAGGCGCTGCGGCGTCAATACGCGATTGCCTCGACGCTCAATAAGCCCGGCACGCGCAACCCTGACGGGATGATCAACCCGGTGAGCTTTTACACCAACTGGAAGCGCCCGCAATCGAAGGCCCGGCGCGGGACTGACCCGATCGGGCGATTCATGAACACCATGGTCACCCTGACCAAAAAACGCGTTCCAGACAGCGGCACGGCGCCGCGCTTGATCGATCAACTGGCCGATCAGGCGTTGGGATATATCCCGGGTGGCCAAGTCATTAAAACCGTGCTGGGGAACCGCCAATGAGAGTCCTAGCGCTGCTGCTTTGTCTGCCGCTCACGTCTTGCGTTGTTGTCACGACAGCCGTTAGAATGGCGCCTCAATCAACCGAGGTGCAACAGAATGAAGATCGCCAAGATCGACTTGAGAGTGACCCCCGAGTTCAAGGAAGCCGTGCAAGCAGCGGCAGCGAAAGCCAATCTGTCAGTGACAGCGTTTCTGATGGCGGCGGCGATCGAGAAAATGTACGGCCTGAAGCCGAGCCAGCGCGTGATGGAGGGGGAGTAAATGACGATGGATGCCAACAACCTGAGCCGTGAAGAGGTCAACGCGCTGTATGACATCGCTGTGGCCATGCGCTTGCCGTTCGATGGGCTGGCCGCGCCGATGTATGAGGTCGAGCCGGGCAAGCTGGTGCGGTTTGAGCCGCTGACCGACGACGCATCATCGCGCCGGCTTGAGGTCGCGTTCTGCCTGTCGATGGAAATCACTGAGTACGGTGTGTTCGTGCGCCAGACCGATGGGCGCCTGCTGCTGTGGAAGGAATTTACCCGGGAGTGCGGCACCCTGGCCGAGCTGCATATCGTGCGCCGGGCGCTGTTCCAAGCCGCTTATAAGGTGGTCTGCGAGCGATCACAGCAGGCCGACATTCTCGCAAACAGTTGACCAACGGTCATGGCCAACCTAATCTCCCTCCCCGAACGCAATAAAAAAGCCCGGGCTTATGCAGCCCGGGCTTAGTGTTCTGAGCTGGCGCACCCTGCAAGGTGCCCAACTCCGTAGTCTCGGGAATCTGTGCTGTGAGAGGCCGGATCGAGACGGTACGCGCATTCTACAGGCACTCCGCCTGTTCCGCAAAGCCGCCCACCCGAATTACTACGCCTCCCGCCTTTGGATTCCTAGATGTGGCCTGTATTGGCCGTTTTGGGGGCGGGGGAGTACTCAGCCATCGATCAAGGGGATCTTCTCACGGTGGCCGGTAGAGTCCTTGCAAGAGCAACGACAGGGTTCGGCGAATCACCACACCACGCGCCGGGTTGACTGCCTCAAATGCTTGCAAGGGTCTGAGCCGAGAAGGGACGGGGATGCAGGCGTAGTGCCCCGGAAGTCAGACAGCGTATGTGTGGAGCGGAGCCGGGCGAGAGCCTTACCAGCAGCCGTAAACGTGAAGCTATGGGCGTGTTCCTTTCGGGGACTGCCTAGGGGTAGCCGCGTAAGCGGAACCCCCCAAGCGCGCCCGAGCAGGGCGCCTCCTTATTCATCATTCCAAGATCCGTGCCAGACCAATAACCAGAGAGGGCGTGTGATGGGCATACAAACTGCGATACCCCGCAATCAATCAGATTCATTTCGACGATCGATCGAGCGCCAAGTGTTCGAACTTGAGTCACGCATTGTCCCAGGCATGAAAGGCGCCACTGTTCAAACACTTCGCGAACAGGTGCTTGCGCTGGAAAGTAAGTTGAAGCCCGCCGACGATAAACGAAACCCCGTGCACTTCCGAACCAAGCGCAAACGTGTCGAGAGGTCGCCGGTTATACATTGGAGCAAGTCGGATTATGTCGCCGCCAAGTGGGGCGCTATGAAAAGAAGTGGCGGTCTGTGTGAAATCTGTAGGGCTGTCCCCCTAGAAATCTCCAGAATTCACACAGCGCCGCCGGATCAGGATCTTAACCGCGATCACATTGAATGTGTATGCAGTGTTTGCGCTGACCAGTTCCCGCGACCTGACTTCTTTTCGATACTCGGTATTGATAAGCTGTCATGACAAAGATACTCTAGAGGCCGCACAGAGAGAGGTTCCCACCATGGTCACATTCATGACAGTTTTAGCAATAATCGGATGGCTTCAAGCGCTCAGGATCAGCCGCAAGTTCGATCGGCTGTTGCGGATGGCTTCGCTTGAGATAGACGCAAAACAGGATCAAATCGCAATTCTGCAACAACAACTCAACGCCGCCACTCGGTGGTCAAATCACGAGTAACAGTGAGGTCAACATGCAAGACGAACAACTAAAACAGGCACTGACCGATATGTTCAGCAACTTCTACGCGAAGTTGCAGGAACTTGGCGCCACTGACGGCCAATACAAAGACGCATACGCCACGGTGATGGCGGTCGCACTGGATACGATCGGCGAGAACACCGGGCCGCGTGAGGCAATGTCGGTCGCCATGGTCGTGTTGAAGCGCTTCTGTGCGGATAAGCCCGGGGTGAACCTGATGGTTCATGAATGCGACGTCACGCCACGGGGGAAGATGCAATGAGCCTGACTGATGACGTCGATATCGCCGGCCATGTGGTGAAAACCGTCAATACGTTCCGCGAAGCCTTCACCGGGCCAGATGACGGAGAGAACCTGTTTGTGGCGCAGGCGACGTTGATTTCCGACGTCGCGGCGCGCATGGCGGTCGACGAAACCCCGCTGAAAGCCGCGCTCATGCTCGCCAGTCAGATGACCATTCTGTTCGAGGACAACCCCGGGCTGTCACAGGAATTCATGGTCGAGCAGTTGAAACGATTGCAGGAATCCAAGCGATAAAAAAGGCCCGGTGCGTCAACACCGGGCCTTTTCAACTCAACCGCTGTACCAGAGAGGTCAAACGTCATGCAAACGAAAGCCTACCACACCCTTCGCAATACGCCACTGTCGCAACTGCGCGACGTCCCGCCGCTTGAGCTGCTGGCCTACGCCCAAGCCTTGCCCCCACGCACCCGATTGACGCTGCTGGCGCTGCTGCTGCTGCGCGGATGATCGAGCCGGCGTTCGGTGCCGTGCGGCTGTATGCGCGGTGCCGGGCGCTGGAACCCGGCCTATTCTTGGGCCATGAAGACACCCCAGACCTATGTGATCCCGCTGCGCTGGTCGCTGAGCATCTGCCCGACCTTCGACACGCATTGGACGCAACGCCTTAAGGCCGATCGCCTCACTCGCGAGCAAGCGCGTGAAGTACTGCGCCGTCTCGCTCCCACGCTGACTGTCCCTCCTGGCCATGTCTGTGACGTGGAATGCGTGTTTATCCCCCCGAATCGCCGAAAGTTAAGTGAGGTGCGCATGCGTGAGCAGGTCTGCGCGGTGCGCGCTGGTCTGGCCGATGCGCTGGGGTGTGAGGTCTGGCGCCTGTACACGGAACACCGCGTGGCCAAGGTGTTCACGCCCCGGGGTGAGCTACTGGTGAAAGTGACCGTAGTGCCGATCAAGGGGTGGTGTGTCGAGCCGTAACAAATCCTCTACGCGTAATATTTTTTATGTTAAACCGGTGGGTTACGACCGCTCTAGACCGGGCCTTTCCGGGCGGCTTAATGCGACACACCCGAAATTTTGTCAGGTATGTTTAACAGACAGATTTGTCTCCGTGGAACAAATGGGATAGCAAAACCGCTCTAGACTGTGGCTGTCAGGCCGGCGAGAACCGGCCAAAACACAAGCCCGAGGGGGTCGATATGCCAGTGAATTCACCAGAGAAGGCGCGCAAGAACACAATCAGGACGCCCCGCGACATTGCCAAACAGATGGGGACGCGCCTTCAGAATCGATTGCTTAAACACATCATGGCCGACGCCTTCACCGAGCCACCGCCACCGCCCGAGCCGGTCGAAGGGCAGAAGCCGCCCAAGCCTCAGAAGTCGCCGCTGATGACCGACAGCCAAGTCCACGCCGCGCTGGGCCTGCTGAAGAAGTACTTGCCCGACCTCAAGTCGGTGGAGTACCGGGGCAATGAAGAGCATCCGCTCGTGCATAAGATCGTGAGAGAGATCATTGACCACAATCCACCTACCGACAGCCCGGGTGTTCCAGCCGCTACTGGAACCGAGCCGGTATAAGGGCGCGTGGGGCGGGCGCGGTTCCGGCAAGTCCCACTTCTACGCCGAAGGCATCGTTGAACGCGGTCTGATGGAACGCGGGCATCTGGCCGTGTGCATCCGTGAGGTACAGAACACCCTGGCCGAGTCGAGCAAGCGCCTCATCGAGCAGAAGTTGCAGGTCATGCGCTTGGGCGAGCCGGACGGATTCAAGGTGTTCCACGACTGCATTGCCACGCCGGGCGACGGGATCATCACGTTTCGCGGGATGAAGGACAGCAACGCCGAGTCGATCAAGTCGCTTGAGGGCTACAAGACCGCGTGGGTTGAAGAGGCGCAGACGCTGTCCGCCCGATCGCTGCAGCTGCTGCGCCCAACGATCCGTGCGCCCGGCTCCGAGCTGTGGTTCTCGTGGAACGCTCGACGCAAGACCGATCCGGTCGATATGCTCTTGCGCGGGGAAGCACTCCCTACCGGGGCTGTCGTTGTACAGGCCAACTGGCGCGACAACCCCCACTTCAATTCCGTGTTGGAACAGGAACGGCTCGACTGCCTGCGGCTTGAGCCGGACCAGTATCCGCACATATGGGAAGGGGAATACGCCCGTGTTCTGGTCGGTGCTTACTACGCGCTTAGTCTTGTTGCTGCTCGCGATGGTCGTCGGATCGGGCGTGTTGCTGCTGACCCTCTCCTACCCATCCTCCTGTTTGTCGATATCGGCGGCACCGGCGCCAATTCAGACGCCTTTACCATTTGGGCCGGTCAAGTCGTTGGCCGAGAAATCCGAGTACTCAACTACTACGAGGTGCAGGGCCAGCCGCTGGCGGCGCATCTAATCTGGATGCGCGAGAACAAGTACCTGCCGAACAACACGCGGATCTATCTACCGCACGACGGCAAGCAACAGGACATGGTGTACGACGTCTCGTATGAATCGGCGTTCAAGGGCGCCGGCTATGCTGTCGAGGTGATCCCCAACCAAGGCCGTGGCGCCGCGTTGTTGCGGGTGGCGAGCGGGCGTAGGCTGTTCGCAAGCTGCTGGTTTAACGAGGAAACGACGTCGCCCGGGCTGGACGCGCTAGGCTGGTATCACGAGAAGCGCGACGAAACCCGCCAGATTGGCCTAGGCCCGGAACACGATTGGGCCAGCCACGGCGCTGACGCCTTCGGCCTGATGTGCATCGTGGTCGAGGAACTGTTCAAGCGCAGCCAGTACAGCGGCGCACCCATTGACTATTCGCGGATGGACAAATCATGCGGTTAAGTGACGATGAACTGGCGGCGGTGGTGCAGTTTGAGATTGATCAGGCGCAGGGCTATGACTCCAGCGTGTTGGCCACCAAACGGGCCAACGCCTTGGACTTCTATCAGGGGATCATGAAGGCCCCGGCGGAAGGTCGATCGAGCATCGTATCCAACGACGTGGCCGACAGTCTTCACGCGCTGATGGGTCAACTGGCGCCGATCATCAAGACCACGTTGATCGAGTTCAAGCCCAACGGCGAGCAGGACGAACCCCAGGCACAGGCGGAGACGGACTTTGTCCGGGACGCGATCGACAGCGCCAAGGGCTGGCAGACCATCTTCAACGGGATACATGACGCGCTGTTGATCGCCAACGGCTGGTTGAAGATCAGCACCGAGGAAAAGGCCACGGTGACGTCCGAGACGTATCCGCCCGACCTGTCAGACGTGCAACTGTTCGTGCTGAATCAGCCGACAGCCGCCAATCAGAAGATCGAGGTGCGGGCCAGCAAGTTCAAAACCACGGTGAAGCGCACCACCACGACCACACAACTCAAGTTCGAATGCGTGCCGCCCGAGGATATGCTGTTTTCCGAAGGCGTGGGCGGTGACCTCAACGACCAGCGTTTTGTTGGCCAGCGCAAGCTGTACAGCGACTCGCAACTGTTCGAACTGGGGATCAGCAAAGAGACGATCGAGCAGATCCCGTTGGCGACATCGAGCATGTGGCCGGCGGCGCTGGCCCGGGAGGGGATCTATTCCGACTCGACCGACGTGCAGCCGGCGCAGACCAGCCAGCAGTTGCGGGAGGTGTACTGCTGCTACCAGATGATCAGCAGCCGCGACGGGCTGAAGTCCGAACGCCGCTACATCTGGCTCGGCGGGCGCAAGATCCTGAAGAACGAACCCGCCGATTCCGTGCCCTACGTCACCGGCTCGCCAATCCCGATGCCACACCGGATTCAGGGCATGGGCCTGTACGAGCTGCTGCAATCGATCCAGTCCGGCAAGACGCACATTCTCCGAAACTTTATGGACAACTTAGCCGCCGCGAACAGCTCGCGCATCGGTGCCGTGGAAGGCCGCGTCAACATGGATGACTTGACCAATGGCCGGATCAACGGCGTTGTCCGCATGTCCGATCCCAACGCGCTGGTGCCGCTGCCGGCGGCGGACATTGGCCCGCAAGCGATGGCCGGGCTGTCGTACCTCGACCATGTCCGGGTCGCCCGGGTGGGATCGAGCGTCGACGTCAACGAGCTTCAGGCGCAGATCATGAAATCGAGCGCCACGGCAGCGGCGGGCCAGCTCGCGCAGGTCGAGCAAATGGCGGGATGGTTTGCCGGCAATCTGGTCGAGACGCTGCTCAAGCCGGCCTTCGCCCGGGTGCACAAGCTGCTGCGTGAGGAACTGGCCGGGCCGGTCGAAGCCAAGATCCGGGGCAAGTGGCAGCAGACCGATACCGGGCAATGGCCAGCCAGGGAGAACCTGACCGTCAATATGGGTATGACCACCGCCGAGAAAACCGCCAAGGTCGGCACGCTCACGCAGGTGATCAGCCAGCAGACCAACATCATGGCCAGCGGCGGCGACAACATCCTGACCAACCGATCCAAGGTCTACAACGCGATGACCGATTGGCTCAGGGCCAGCGATATCGACACGCCGGAGCAGTACCTGATTGATCCTGACAGCCCCGAGGCCAAACAGGCCATGCAGCAGCAGGCGCAGGCCCAGCAGCAGCAGCAGCAGCAAATGGCGCAGATGCAGCAGGCGCTCATTCAAATGGATCAGCAGTTCAAGTTGCTGATTCAAAAACGCGATCTAGAGTTCAAGGTGTGGAAAGAGCAGCTCGACGCCGAGGTCAAAGAGGCGCAGATGACCGCTGACAACGTGGTCAAGATGAAACAGATCACCACACCGAAGGTTGAAGCCGATGTCAAAGTGGACGCGAAGCGAGATTGAAGACATCCGGGCATTGCTGAATGCGGCGATCGATGACGTCGACGCGGCGATCATTGACGCGATCCGCCGCAATGAGGGTGCCAGCCCATACTCGAACGTCGCCAACGGAACCCCACCGAGCAGGGAGAACCTGCTCAGCCAACTTGACGTGCTTGAGAAAGTACGGGAGCGCTTGAATGTCCGATACGACCGCAACAACCACGAGCAATGACACCACCACCACCGTGGCCGCTCCAGCCGCCCCGGTTCGGTTATCAGATTCTGAGCAGGAAGCCGCCGTTGAAGCGCTGCTTTCTGGTAAAACGATTGAGCCTGAGAAGGCACCGGAACCCGCGCCGGGGCGAGAGCCAGCAGCGGAAGCGGCACCAGATGCACCCACCGAAGGCGAACACGAGAGTGAAACCACTTCGGATGCGGATGACCCAAGCGTGGACTACGCCCAAGAGATTCCGTTGGCAAACGGCGAAAAGCTGACCCTTGGCCAGTTGAAAGATTTTTACCAAGAGTCGGCACAGCGTGAGGTCGCCATGATCGAGCGCGAAAATAAAGTGATGCAGCAGAGCCAAGAGCTTCAGGAAATGGCCGGTTATCTCAACTTGCCGCCCGAGGCGAAACAGAAGATTGCGCAGCAGCAGCTCCAGTACCTGCAAGGGGAACATGCCGCCATGCTGAATGCGATCCCTGAATTCAAGGATCAAGCGGCGTTCGAAAAAGGGCGTCTTGCGATCTTCGAATTGGGCAAGGAATACGGCGTGGATACCAGCCGTGTGACCGACCACCGTGTGGTCAAGATGCTGCATGACTTTGGCCGTTTGAAAGCACAGATCAAGGGCGCTCGCGCTGGGTTGAAACAGGTAAAAGCACCGGAACCGAAGGCCATTGTTCAGCACACCGGCAAGGCCACGGAACTGACTAACGCCGTCAACCGCGCCAAACAAACCGGCAACATTGCCGACCAGACAGCGGCGGTTGACCTCCTTCTCAGGGGCTAGACCATGTCCAGTACGAACACAGACCACCAAGACGCCAGTGCGGTAAAAGTTGGCGGGGTGATTAATGAGTCGGTCATGCAACAGATTTGGGATATTTCCGCTATCCCGCTGCCGCTGACCGACATGATCAGCAAGGGCAAGCACACCAACCGCAAGGCCGAATGGACTGAAGACTCCCTGGCCGATCCTGTGACCAACAACGCCGTGGTTGACGGCGCGGACGTCGATCAGGACAACAGCCGCTTGGGCGCCCGTCTGGCCAACTACACGCAGATCAGCGTGAAAGAGGTCAAGCTGTCGCACTCCGTGCAGGCGGCGGATTCGATCGGCAACGTGGCCACGATGGGGAGTCAGGTGATCAAGCGTCAACGCGAGCTGCGCCGCGACGTCGAAGCCACCATGCTGACACATCAGGCGTCGATCGCCGGCGACGGTGACACCATCCCGGGCAAGTCCGCCGGGTTCGGTGCACAACTGAAAACCAACGTCGACGTGGGCGCCACCGGTGTGGTCGGCGGCTTCGACACCACCACCGGGCTGTTTGTGGCCCCAACCCCGGGCACCAAGCGCGCCTTGTCCGAAACCAAGATTCGCGACGTTCTGCAAGGCGTGTACACCCAAGGCGGCAACACCACCGCCTTGGG